CTGTTACCCAACTGAAACTCATAATAGATTGCCGTCGGATCAGAGATATTCGTCGGATCGGCTTTGTTCGGCAAGAAGTCGTATTCTTGCACCGTCATAATCTTCAACGGCGTGTCACTATTATTCGAGTCACGCAGCGTTGCCGTTTCAACCGTCAGAGGTTGCGTTCCTTGCGCCTGATAGACATAGACTGTCGCGCCTACATTAGCAACTTCATCCAACGTACCTGACAATGTGACGACGTTACCGACTACGTTCGTTGCCTTGAACCAGTTGAGATCGTTAGTTCCAAGAATGATGCCGACGGTGCTTCCGAGTACCAATCCTGCCGCTGCTGCACCTGAGACTGTCACTGAACCCGCACCTATAATTGCCTTTACAGCAACAGTTGTTTGTGTGAATGAGTTCGTCCAACCTGTCCCGTTAGGTGTGGCATAACTCGTCTGACCGATAGAGTATTGACCCGTCGCGCTGCTCAAGAACAGGTAACCCCGCCTGCGCTTCCACACTTTCAAGCCGGGCGCAAAGTCTGTCTTGCCCATCCATTGTTTTACCAAACAATTCAACTTGAAGTTGCAATCGCTGACTTCTTGCGCCGTCGGGATTTCAGTGTCGTCAAGCTTGCCGATATTGAGCATTGCATCGCGGATGATCTGATCGCGATTGACTGTGAAGACGTAGGTGCCTGAAGTTGTCATGCTTGTTTCCTTCGTTGAGCAGTGATCTCTTGTAGCAAGCCGTCAACTACTTCCCACACATCTGCAATCTTCAAATCAGCCATGCACTGTGCAACGCCAGAAGCCTCATCACGTTTGCAGTGATCAAAGCCGTAATGCATACAATGACAGGCAGGAACAACGTTATCGCCTCGTCCTGGACAGTGCGTATTCTTCGACCAGAGCGGATAGACACTCTTCCAGTCTCGCGTCAGATTCTCATGTGTTGAGTGTGAGAGAAAGACGACCTTAGGCATATCCATGCAGCAAGCGGCATTCATAACGCCAGTTTCGGGCCCAATCAACAAGTCAACTTGTTCAAGCATCGAAAACGTCGCCCTGATACCGAACTTCCCGCACGTTCTGAAAACTCGCGGTTCATTCTCCCAACCGCCTTCAAGAATCTCACACTCAGGACCGCCGACAAGCATGATGGCCGCATCAGGATAATTGACCAAGATGCTTGCCATGATGTTGTCGAGTCCTGCCCACGTCTTGTGCACTGACGAACCTGCAAGCGACCACATGACCAACGTCTTGTACTTGATCGAATCGCGCTGCTTTTTCGCCCACGATTTTTCTTCAGGCAAAGCATAAAACTTGATTTTCGGTTCATGCGGTACGTCTGCAATCTGATGCATGATCTCAACATAATTGCGATTCATCAGTGTGTGACGCGCAAGCGGCGTCCAGCCGTGTGCCGCCCTGCCTGGCAATGCGAGCAACGAGCCTTCGACTGACTCTGACAGATTGACCCACTTGTCGAAGTGTCTCTTCTGCCAATCCCAGAAGTTACCGAGATCGCTATTCGGCACTTGATCTTTGTCGAACAGCACCATCTTGTCGATGTTCGGGTCGTGCGCAATGACATCAGAACCTGGCGGCGAAGCAAACACCGTGACGTGATAGCCTTGCTTCTTCAGCCCTGCAATCACTGTCGATGTTTGAATCATGTCGCCGAATGCGCCATAGCGAACGACGCAGCACGATTTTGCAGGCTTAGGCTTTTGATACGAGTTTGCCCGTTTTTTGCCTTCAAGCTTGCGAAAGATCATCAAGAAACTGTATTCGTCGTCTTCGTTGCGCTGCTCGTTGCGCTCCAAATCCCAACCACCGACGCGCATCATCCATTCGATGATCATCGTTTCGTTCAAATTGTGCTTGTGATCAGCATTCGCACCCGGCTCACCAATCTTCGGATACAAGTCTTCGTGCGGCAGATAAAGCACAAGCACACCGCCGAGCTTCAGCACTCGCCACCACTCTTTCAGCGCCTTGAACGGGTCGACAAGATGCTCAAGCAAGTGACTGCTGTAGACGAAGTCGAATGCCGAGTTGCCAAAAATCGACAAGTCTTCTGCAGTATTGACGCGAACATCAGGATTGAACGGGATGCCGAACAGTACGTTGTCTGTGCCATTGTCGACGCTGATGACTTGTGGCAGCACTTTGAACGAACCTGCGCCGATGTCGAGACCTCTGCCGCGCAAATAGGGGGCAACCTCCCAAACCACTTTTTTGGACTCGGGTTTGTAAGGCTGTTCGATTTTCCAGACCATTATTTTTCTCTCACGGCAAGTAATACAGCGGATAATTTGGGAGCTTGATGCTCTCCGTCGCTTTCTTCATCTTTTCATACGCTCTTGCAGACTGCATGAATTCAGGCTTGTAGGTTTCGCAAATCACCATGACTTCGTAAATCCAGTCGTGAAGAATCTTGCCGCGCTCTCCGTCGACCATTTTTGCCATGTGCAAGAAGCACTCCCAGTCGCTCGGCTTGAGCATTTCAGGTGCAAGAACTGCACGTCCGTTAAAGTCGCGCATCATGCGCGTGAACATGTTCTCTTCAAGATACCTGAAGAATGTTTCATGCACTTTCTCGGGTAGCTTCTTCTCTTCTTGCAGCTTTTTCAACCCGTTGCCGATGTAAAGGTACTTCCAGCAAATCTGCTCTTCTTCCCACACTTTCGCTGTCCTGTCGTTGCTCTTCGAAGACTCGACGCAGGGCATTTCCACCATCATGGCTGAACGATCATGCATCGCTTCGAGTATGCCTAACGACTGAGGGTAAGAACTCGTGCTAAACAGTTCCCAATTGACTGAACAGACAGCTTGCTTGTAAAGATCCGTCTTCGCAATGTTGCCCGAAATGAAGCCTGTGAAGTCGAGAAAGCCGACGGTGTTGCACAGTCCAAGAACGCTGTCACACAATGCCGCTTGCTTCTGCACCCGAGTCGTTTCAGCAACATGGTAGAAGTCACACTCGCGGGTTTGAATCAAGCCATCGATGAACTGCACCGCGCCGGGAAACAACTTGTCGTCGTCACCAAACGTCCACGTATACTCCGACGTTGCGCATTCGACAGCCCGCTTGAAATTGCCTGCAAACTTCAAGCGATTTTCAAAGCGTTTGTACTTGATGAACGGATATTTCTCGACAAGACGTGCGCACACTGCAGGCGTGTCGTCAGTTGATGCATCATCAGCAATGATGATCTCGGCAGGATTCTGAGAGGCGATGCTCTCGACGCAAGCTTCAAGCGTGTCAGATCGATTCCACGTCGGAATGGCGAACGAGATCATGACGGTAGGATACGCCAGAAAAACTCGCCTCTTTGAACGTACTCGCGTCCGTTCATCTTGTGAAACGCTTGTTTCACGTCCTCCCAACTCAAGCCTGCATTTTCGACTTCACGATAGACATAAGTGCGAAGAATCGGACCGCCACTCAAGAAGCCGGACAAAAACGCTTCGCAGCGATTTTCGATTACAGGCTTCGGCTCTTCAGCAACGACAGCAGGCTTTACGACTGGTTTTGCTTTTGCTGCCTTTGCTTTTATTTCCTCCCACTTGTCCATTTCAACCCCTAACAAGAATTACAGAGAGATTCAACTACACGCCTACAAACGGTCAAGATAGTTATTCCGCTCAACAAAGCCCTCGTTACCGTCGTCGCCGATTGCTTCGCCATAGAAGTGATCGATGTGCTCGCCACTGTAAATGTCGTCAGCACCTTTCATTTGACGCCTACGGAATCCCTCTTTAAAAGCTTCAGGCGTCGTGTCATTGGTCACATCAGTTGCACCTGCTACAGACAATGGCATCTGCTCGATCTGCACCCGCTTCTGCATGTCAATGTCCATACCCGGTGGTAGGAAGTTGAACTTGTCTGCACAAAATTCAGCAGCGGTTTCATTGTTGCAATGTTGCTTGCCATCTCCGTTCAAATCACGCGAAGACTCAAAACTGACCCACTTATTACCGTCGTCTTCGTTCTTGACCGGCGTTATGATTTGGAATTTCTCCTGCAATGACATCATCATCTCCTTGAAAGGACGAGGGCCGAAGCCCTCGCCTTAGTCAGACATTACTCAGGAATATCCTTAGGAGCAGGATACCAACCGTCGCCAGGATACGAGACATCAACAATCAGCCGCAGAGGCATCTCATTAATTTCAGCGTTGTCCTGATTGGAGATATCCATTCCCGGCGGCAGGAAGTTGAGTTTGGCTGCTTCACCAAACGCCGTTCCCTGTTTGTCGAGATACCCGTCGGTAATGAAACCGGACGATTCGCCGATGTCATTGTGCAAATGCTCCATCCCGCCGATCTTCGAAACAACACCTTCGATCATTGGTTTGGAAATCGGCCCAAGGTCAGCGCCGGCGATATTACCTTCATACTCGCCAGGCTTTCCACCAACATTGGCAAACTGAGGCGGACCCGTCTTGTCAATCGCCGTGCCCTTCATATTGGCGTACTTCTTGACAGTGCCCACATTGGGCTTACCCGTGAAAGTCTTTGCCATGATAGTCCCTCCTTACGGGGTCACGTTGGCATTGGGAGCGACGAGGAGTTCCAGAACAGGGTTCAGGATGACCTCCGTCGCATCGACGCCTTTGACAAAGTTGATCGTATCGCCAGCCAGCAACGGAATCCCGCCGCCGACCAACGCCCAGTTGTTAGCTGCAGTCACAGCGTTCACTGATGCAGCACTCGTGCCGATTGCAGTGGTGTAAGCCGCATTAGGCGCCCAGTTGATCGACGCACCTGCAGTCGTCAGCGCAGCAGCACCTTGTGGCAGGTTATACGAACCCACCATTTGATACGTGCCAGTGCAAGTCTGCAGTTGAGTCGTGCCGTTGGCCGTGATGCGCACGATGAAAGGTGCATTACCCGTGCCGACGTTACCAAGTGCGAACGCAGTCGAAGTACCTGTACCAACAGTCGTTGCCGTCGTCGTGATCGACTTCAGCAGCATGTTGGTAAAGGCGACAAATTTGTAACTGATCGTCGAAGCGCCCGCAGTCCAGACAGCCGTTTGCGCAGAACCCGCAAGAGTGCTGGTTCCCGCCAAAGGCACCGTCAATACCGCTTGATAGGCGGGATTGTCATATGCCATGCTCTTAGTTTGTGCCATAGTTGTTTCTCCTAATAAAGTAAGGTTGGATTAGCCCGCGCTGTCCCACTTGACGATGCGGCAGTTTGCGGCAAGCGTGTGAACAATCCCAAAGCCGCCCAAATAGTACCAGGCGACACCCTTACTGCGTCCGTAATCCGTCGGAATCTTGCCGCGCATTTCTTCAGGCACCGCAATTGCTTCTGCGACTGTGTCATTGCCGAAGAAGAAGATCCAGTCGGACAGGTTGTTGACCCATGCGCCGTTGGTACCCGCGGACGTCGAGTTGATGCCGTCTGTCGAGATGCCCTTGACGATGTTTGTCTGTTCGACATAGCGCACGTTTTCGTAGCGCCCGATTTCGCCGTTCATGATCAGCTTGAAGCCCGTGTCCGAATACTGGTGGATCGTCTCCAGGTTGTTCTTGAACGTGCGCAGCGTCGACGGCCATGCAAGCGCATAGTAGTCGTCACCGAGGTACGCCGGAATGTTGCGTTCTTTCATCAGGTCGACGACCTTCTTGGCGTGAACGTTGCCGTAAGCGGCCGAGTTCGTCGCCGTGCAGGTGCCGTTCGTCGCCAGATACAGCGCCGAGGCACCAGC